GCCGTCAGGGCGGAAACGATATAGGTCCGAAATCCGACAAGCATCATCATTCACTCCTGCATTGCGTGTAGCCGGGCCGTATCTCACGACACACAACCGGCTTTGCGTGTCGCCCGCTATTCTCAAAACCCGCGCCTTCAACCGCGCAGCCGGTCAATAGGAACGCGAACCCAAAAAGAACGGCGGTATAGATCATAGAAACGATCAGAAACCGCACAGCTTCCATGATGGTCACGTTTCGATTTGAACGTGTGGGCCGTCCACGATGCTTTTCCAATAAAGCCCGTATGTGATCGCGCCAGTGAGACCAAGAGCCTTTGCAGCCGGTTTAAACGCCTTCTCCACGATGGTCTTGTAGTCCTTGATGTTCCACGAAACCTTGCCGCCCGGCATAGCGACAAAATCAATGGCCTTGCCGCGCAAATGGTAGGATTTCATCGTGCGGGACTTGCCGGTCTTGACCAAATACGCCTGCCGGTCCTTGGTCCGTATACCCTCCGTGATCTCGAACGGGATCGGAGAAATCTCGCGAGCCTTTTTGGCAAGAGAGATCAGGTTTGGATCAACGCCTCGCATCCGGGCGATGCTTGTGGAGTTTAGCTTCGTCATGGCAGTTCCCGACTAACCAAGCGCCAGATGTCAAGCAGTAGGCGCAAAAGAAAAAGGGCCGCACCGATGAGGCACAGCCCTTGAACAAACCGAATGTCTTCTTCTGGCATCAGCTATCTTCTGGAGGCTTTTCGGTCTGCGCATCCGCCTGCTTCCTGATCTCCGCAATCACGGCGGACACCTCCACATACGGTCGCTGACCCAGCGCGTTCATAACGATGTTCCACGCTTCAACCGGAAGCTCAATCGAAAGATTTTTGTTTTCCATTACGCCACCCACGGAAGCGCCGGACGAACTACCGGCGGGTTGATCTGGTCTGCGATCTGCCCATCAAGGGCGGTTTCAATCCGAGTAACCTGTTCTTCGCCGAGAGCATCCTTCACCCACCCAATGACCTGAGACTGCGTCAGGTTGTCGTAGGGCGTGAAGTCAGCATCCGGCTCAAGCGTAACGCCCACGCTGCCGTAGCTGGTGGCGTTATGGTTGCCATCAGCCGCATTGACGCGCCAGTGGACCGTAAACACAACGTCCGTGTGTCCTTCATGTTGCGGGTAGCATTCCATCTGCTCTACCCGCCAGTCATATGTGATAGCCATTGTTTCTCTCCTGTTATGCTGCAACAGCCTTGATGACAGAGAAGTTAAAGACAGGCTGCTCAGTCGTGGTGCCGCCGGTGGTCGCAAAAGTAATTCTGAATGAGCCAGCAGCTATGTTGGTGACAAAGATTTGATACAAGTCCGTGCCACTTTTTTGATTGACAATAATGGTATCAGTGGACGCCACGGCACTATTCGTCACCGTGAAGCTCTGCCACGATGTTGAGCCAGCGGCTGACACAAGTGTGATCTGGCCGCACACCTTGTCGATGGTTACGCCGGTTGTGCGGGATGTAGCCTGAGTGACCGTTCCTCCAGCGCCGGTTGCGTAGCCGATGCCAGATGTTGCGCCAGATGATCGGATGGTTGTTGTTGCGCCGATTGCACCAGAGACAGAGAGCCTTTCAGATGGCGAGGTCGTCCCGATACCCAAGTTACCACTAGCATCCAGCGTCATCGCCTGCGTGAAGCTGATGGCATTGCCTGCGGTGCCGGAGGGTGCGGTGAACCACCTGTGACTGCCGCTAAATTGATCGTATCTTGAGGCGTTAGCGCCGCCTACACGATATAACCATGTTGACCCTGTCGAATTGTATGCGTTTGAAGCCAACGATAATGTATCTAGGCCGCCATTACCCGGCGTTCCAAGAACAAACCCTATGCCCTGAAACCACCCTTTATTTGTTACGTCAGAAGCACTCGGCGTAACACCCAGCCCGAGGTTGCCGGATGCGTCCAAACGCATGTCCTCAATCCACGAAGTGGTATAGCGGAAGAATTGTAGGTTCCCTTGGCCGGATTGAATTACACGGTTATACGTTCCATCAGCGAAATATATATTTGGTGCAGCAGCTATGGAGGTAGTTGACGACGAGCGGTTGATGTAGATATCGCCAACCAAATTTGACGAACTTAGCCCAGTTAAAATCAATGCAGCGGCTGAACCTGCACCACTGATGGATACTCTTGCACTTGATGTAGATGTGGTTCCGATACCTACGTTGCCAGCGTTATCGATACGCATACGCTCGTTAGCATTATTGGTATAGAACGCAATTCCACCGCCCGTTCCTGCAATTATATCCAAGAGCCCAGACGAGACATTGAAGCCATAGAGATTTGATGCGCCATCATCGAACAAGCGGATTTTGTTTGGCACACCAGCAGTTGAAACGGTTGAAGGAAATGCTAGTGGTGCGCGCGGGCTCGACGTTCCAATACCTACGTTACCGGTATTAGTGACGCGCATACGTTCTGAAAGTGACTGTCCTGCTGTTCCAAAACTTCTCGTTTGTAATACAAGATCACCTTGCAACTCTGATCCAGCGGCATTTACCAATGAACCCTTGATTGCAGCCATTGGAGAGTAGGTTGGGAATGTTGCAATACCAAAATAATACGAACCACCAGAACCAGCAGAGTTGCCGCCAAAGTATGTGTATATGTCACCTGAAACCTGCAATGCTCCTAGCGGAGCAGTCGTCCCTATACCTACGTTACCGGTATTGGTTATGCGCATACGCTCAGAACCGGCTGTGCGGATTTGAACATTGTCAACACCAACAGAAGAGGTAATCGATGTCCCTCTAATAAACTCAGAGCTTGATGGGAACGAAGACGAGTTTCCACCGACAAAAAAGCTGACCAAAGCGCCGTGACCATCTGCGGTGCTTGGGTTTTGCTCAAATCGAATTGCACCTAGATCGTGCGTACCTTCCGTTCCCTGTGACAAGGCGATAAGAGACGTTGCGCCATGCGTCTCGGCAGCAAAACTCCTCTGGCCACGCAACACCAAAGCTCGCGGATCAGTTGTGCCTAGATTTAGCACCGTCAGTCTTGCGGTAGGAGAGCTTGTGCCGATGCCAACCCTACCACTGGTATCAATACGCATACGCTCAGTATTATTCGTGAAGAACGTCAGTGGGTGGTTTGACACAGCGCGGACATCAACTGTTCCGCCGCCATTCGCCGCAAATTGAGATTGGACAGCCCCGCTGTTAACACCAAGAAATGCATATGTCGCCGCAGTTAATACCGCGTTCCCTGCAACCTCAAGTTTTGAGCCCGCTGAAAACGTGGTCGTTCCAATGGCTACGTTACCAGAGCCATCAATACGCATACGTTCAGTGTTATTCGTAGCAAACAGAAGAGGCTTGTTGACTTCTACCCATGAGCCATAGACAGCGGTTGACAGCGCATAACCAAAGTAAGCGTTTCGCACGCCAGATTGGTCAAATGACGCAAAGAAACCGCTGGAGTTGGAGGCTCCCTTATTGACTGTCACATATCCTGTGCTTGATGCGCCGCCGATCTTGAGCGCCAATCCAGTGTAGGAGACGTCTTCTGACGACTGAAATGCATTCGTCCCATTGCCATACGGGATGTAGCCGGTCGTAAGCGAAGAGAGCCCGGTGCCGCCGTTAGCTACCGGGAGCGTCCCTGTGACGCCCGTGGTCAACGGGAGGCCAGTAGCATTTGTTAGCGTAACTGAAGTGGGCGTGCCAAGAACCGGAGTAACAAGCGTTGGGCTTGTGGACAACACGTTGTTGCCAGTGCCGGTAGTTGCTGTAGCACCAGTGCCGCCACGGGCTACTGCGAGCGTCCCTGAGCTAATGTTGGAGGCATTGGTGGTGTCTGTGGTGGCAGATGCGGCTAGACCGCTGATGTCGCTTGCGGCTGGCCGGGCGAGATTGACGCTGCCGTCCGTGTCGATCTGGTTGACAAATTTCGACGTTTCGGCGGCCTTCGCCTTGACGCCGCCAATGGTCGAAAGCGTCGGGCCGGGAAGACGCGCTGCCGGGACCGTTCCAGAGCCAAGATTGGAGGCATTGAGGCTGGTAAGCGCCGCGCCATTAAGCGCCGGGACGTTTCCGCTGCCGTCAAGCCGAACAAGGCCGTTGGCCGCGTTGACCGGCTGTTTGAGCGCGTTTGCGACATTGGTTCCGAGGCCGCCAACCGAGTCAACATTGGTGAGAACGGCAGTCCATTGAGTGCCGCCGTTCGAGACGATTGTAATACCAGCAAAGGCATTGCTAAGCGTAATGCTGGCTGCGCCGTTGATCGTATTTCCGGTCGGAGCGGAGATAATAAGCGTATTGACAGCGGAAATGCCGCCAACATTGTCGAAAATAAAGATGCTTTTGCCGGACGTTACATTGGCCGCCAAAGGCAGCGTCCACGTCCGCGAGGCCGTTAAATTCGCGACAAGCGCAAGAACCCGATAATCATTCGGAATAGTGAAGTTTGAGTCGCCACGCGTATAAACCGGGTCTTCGACAACCGTTGTCGGGATATAGTCTAGCTGGACTTCTTCCAGCCGCTGGGTCGTTTTGTTGTAAACAACCGTCGTATAATTTGTCGGATCAGAAATCTGCGCCGAATCCGGGATGTCGGAATAATCAAGGCTAATGTTGAGCGTGCCGTTCGTGTAGCTGTATGACAAGCCCGCGCTGGTCGTAATCCGGGTCGGATAACGCGTGACCGATTTAACAGAGATCGTCGGGCGAGAAGTCGTAAAAAGCGTCATGTCAGGCGATCCCGTCTATAACTGGCAGAGTTCCGATGATCAGAGCCTCGGCGAAGCCGTCGCGCTCAATTTTAAGGCCGATGTCATATTCGCCCGGATCAAGCGAACCGAGAGAAGACGCCAGAAACTGAATATGAACGATACCGGCTTCTGGAGAGATCACTTCGCCAGTTGAGCTTGTTCCCGTGATCTCCGGGCTTGTGTCGCCTTTCCGACGGAGCGTCACTCTAAACGTCGCTCCGGTGAAATCGACAGGCTCTCCGGTTTCTATGTCAGCGAGTTCGACAATTTCGATCCAATCCGATCCTTTAGAGATCGGTTGCAGCCGCGCATGAAACATTATCGCCTCACAGCTTGATGTAATATGTCAGCAGGACAAACGGCTGCATATTGTTATGCGCCTCACCCGACCCAGAATTCGCAATCGTCACGGTATGAGTGTGCGTCGTAGAGTTCGCTATCGTCACGGTGTGGGAATGGTTGCCAGCGTCATCCATCGAAACGGAATGGAAATGGCTTCCATTGTTGTTAATCGTAACGCCTGTTGAACTGGATGTGGTGTTGGTTAGGCTATTGCTGCCACTACCGAGTGCGCCAAATGCGCCAGCGGCGTATAGTCCTGTATTTGCCGTAAAGCGGTTTTCCGAGTGGCTGTGGCCGGGATCGGTAACGCCGTGGGAATGCTCGCCTGTCGTATTTGTGTTCGCGTTGGCGTGATTATGATTGCCCGCCGATGAGACCGTATTCGTATGCGTATGCTCGCCGCTAGCCGAGGCCGTTCCGGTATGAGCATGAACAGGCATCTGACCAAGAGACAGCGTTACGGTCGGAGCGCCGCCCGTCGCGCCAAGCGTCGTTGCGTTTCCGGCAAGATATGTCGCGCCGCTCAGACGATTGGCGGCGGTCGATCCCATGTCATCGAGGCCGACAAGCGCCCTGCCGCGATAGTCGGGCAGAGAAATCATTTTACCGGCGTTCCAGTCGGCATCTGCGCTTGCGCCTCTACCAGCCGTGACAGAAAGGTTCGCGTCTTCGAGCCAGAGCTTTACGAAAAGGTCGTAGCAGTCGGCATTGGCGCGTTCTGTAGCACCCGAACCGGCTTTTCCGATTGATTTGCCGTTGCAGCGGACCCATCCGGTTACTGGTCCGTCCATGTGAGCGGGCATAATGAAGCCAGCCGGAATGTCCGTCGCCGGAGGCGTTTCGCCACCACCGCCGCCACCGCTCGCAGACGACACAATCGGGATATTATCGACCGAGCGGATGACCTGATTATCAGCCGTCGTAATGACGATCTTGATGTCGCCATCTCCAACCCAAAAGGCCGGGATACAGGCGTTACTGTCGGAAAGAAGCGGCCAGGCGTGCAACGCGCCGGAAACGCCGTCAGAGTAGCACTCTCTCGGAGTGTTGCCGCCTGCGTTATAGACGTAGATTTTGGCTCCAACCTGTGGCCGACCGTTAAAGAAGATCGGCTGTAGGCTGAGCGGGACGTAGTTAGCCATGTTTGATCCTGTTTATTGGCGTTCTTCCGATGCTGCGCCGGAGGCCGAGCTAATCGACTTGAGATTAAATGTTTTAAGCGCCCGCATGACCGATGGGTTTTTGATTGCCGTTTGCACGATCTTCTGAAAATCAGCGGGATTATTTGATGCGAGAAGTTCGCCGACTTTTCTGGCGACGCGAGCATCAATCTTGGTTGCGCCACGCTGGAACAAAGCTCCTGCAATGGCACCCGTCGAAACATCCTGACCGCTTGCATAGCCTGCGCCCGCGCCAAGCAACGCGCCGCTTCCGCCGCCAGCAAGACCCATTTCTGCAAGCTGTCTCGCCGTTGTTGAGTTAGCTCCAACGGCATTTCTGAGCCGGTCGGCGATAGTCTCAACATGCAGAAACGCTTCAAGCTCTTTTGCCCGCTGCGAGCCAAGCGCCATGTTGACGCGCTGACGAGCGTTTGGCGTATTGTAGATTTTATTGATGACTGTTTGACGGTCGCCAATGTTGCGAACGTCGTTGACCATTTCGGAGATAAAGCCTTCGGCGAACAGGTCGCGTTCGGCTTTCGACATTTTGGCAAGTTCTTTTGCCGCTGCCGCATTGTCGAGCTTCGACTTGACGAACTTCTGCCCGGCTTCAAGCGCATCTTCTGCGCCAAAGAACCTTGCAGCGCCCGCCCTCGCCTTTCCAAACTCAGGGACAGTCGTATCGAGAACGCTATTAAGCTGGTCTCGCAAAACCTTGATGTCGCTGGATGCGCCTTTCGCGCCCTGACGGGCGAGCGTTTCCTGTGCGTCGCGGAGATCGCGCTGGACGTAATCCCAGAACTGAATATTCGGGACTGCCGTAGAGCCATCCGGGTTCGTGCGAAGGACGAAATTGCCGTTCGCGTCTTCTACGAACGGATTTCTAGGAGCCTTAAAGCCTTGCGCGGCAGCCTTGTTCGCGCCGGTCTTCATTGTGGCCCGGATCGCGTCCTGAACCGCCGGAGCCTGCATCAGATCGGCCAGATTTTCGTTCCAGACCGCCTGCCCGGCAGGATCGCTATAGGCTCGCGCGTATGCCGGTTTGTTGGCCGCCCGCGCCGCCGTCTGCAACTGGTCGAGGGTATTGACGGCGGACTGCCCGGAGCCAAGCGAATTGATGAAATCGCTCGACCGGTCGCCCTGTGTCGAAAACCGGCGCTCAATGACATCGCCAAGCGCCATCCGGGCCTCCGGCGACGTGTTGGCCGCCGATCTGGCCAAAGCGCGGGTCGTCTCGCCGCCAAAGTCGGCTACGACCAGTTCCTGACCTCTGCGCCCGGCTCCAGCGGCTTCCGCAGCCGTCAGGTTCTCGCCGCCCATGCCAAAGTCGGCGGCCAGTCCCGCACCAACACGGCGGGCCGCCTCTCTTTCCGGGTTAATGAGCCCGCTGGCGGTGTTTATGAAAGGACGGGCGACCGCTCCGAGCGCCGCGCCCGCGCCCTCAACGACCGGAACGCCAAGACCGCCGCCCAAAGCGCCAAAACCGGCTGCCTGTGCGGCTTTTGTCGGGTCTTTGCTATCCAGCGCCTCAGATGCGTAACCGAGCCCTGCGCCCATTGCAGCGCCTTGGATGGCCCGTCCAGCCATCGACGTTGCAGCCGCCGGAGCCAGCGCCAAGCCCTGCCCTAGCGCACCGCCGACCATACCTGCGACCGCCGCGCGCGGGCTTTGTCGGGCCGCCGCTTCGTCTACATTTTTGAGGTAGTCGTATTCCTGCTGGAAGGTTCGCTCGTCCGATCCAGCCGCCCGGATGGCGGCGGCAAGATTTCGCGGAATATTGAGGCCAATGGTGTTGGCAAACTGCGTGGTTGCAGCGTAAGCTGGGCTTTCCGCGCCAGCCATGGAAAGAAGCTCCCGGTCGGCTACGTTCCGCAGTTCGCCAGCTAGCTTCTTCTCGGCGTCGGTAGTAGGTTCAAAATCCACCTGCGGAGGCCAGACTTGACCGCGCGGGTTCGGCGCAACATCGGGCAAAACCTCAAACATGCCTGACGATTTGACGGACTTTTTCTGAGGATTCGGATCGATGTCAGGTAAAGCGTCAAACATTCCCATCTGGATCGTCACTCGTATGTTTGAGATTGCTGTGTACGTGGCGTTGGGATGGCTTGCGTTTGAAGCAGCCATTAAAGGTCTGTCGATGATCGGTATTTCAGCGACTTACGAAAACGCGGCGAACTTTTATTTCGTGGTTGCCGGGTTCACCGTGTTTCCGTTCTGGAGCCACGCCATCTACTCAGCGTGTTGCCTTTTTAATGAAATTGAACTTTTCCAAAGCCTCGACGAGAAACTAGAGCCCGCTCGTATCGAACCCTTGCTGACGCAAGAGATTGATGACAGCCTCCCGACCCTTCCGAGGGATCGCGGCACGCGCTTCTTCGAGGATATTTGACGGGATAGGCTTTGCGGCTGTGACGTTGCCGGAGCCTTGCGGCTGCGAGCCATCGCGCGGCTTGTAATAGGTTCCGCCGCGCAGTTCGTTTGCTCGATCCTGATTAAACTGCAACCGCCTCTGGGCCGCAGAAATAGCCCGGTCAAATATCTTCTGACGAACTGCGTCGGGTTGTGACGATGAGCCCTGAATATCAAGCAGGATTTTGCGCTCACCCTCAGTCGGGTTTCCGCCAAAGATCGCGCGCAATGAGTCGAGCGCCTGACCGCTGATCATATTATCAAGCTCAGTCGTCGCTATTGCTGTTTCGTTACCGGCTAAAGAGCCAGCCTTTGCTGCGACACCGGCTCCTGGGAAGCCCCAGGCTTGTTTACTCAATGACTTTGCCTGAGTCAGTGCGCCGATTACACTGTTTGCCGCCTGAATATTCTCATCGGCGGTGCGGATTGCGTCTCTATCACCCGCCGTAAGCTGCTGATCTTCTTTTGGCAGCTTTCCTGTCAGGACAAATTGCTGTTTTGCTTCTCCGGTTAAGTTGTAACGGTCAGCCAAAACCGCGCGCTGATCCGCCTCGGCCTGAACCCGCATTCCCGGTTGCTGCGAAACTTTATCGGCCCGCTCAATGTCGCTGTTTACGACCTGCAACTGCGCCGATAGGGATTGCCTCGCGTTATTGCTGATACCCGGCATTGAGAGACCGCGAACAATGTTGTCACGCTTTTTGATTAAAGCATCGACATTTGCGCTCTGCGGGATCGCGCCGGAGGCGTCTGCAACCTGAACGCGCTGCGGCTGTCCGCCAAGGTTGACGTTCTGCCCATTCTCAATCTTAAATATTGACTGCTGTAGCTTACCCATAACAGCAGGATCATTAAGATTAAGAGGCTGTCGCGGATCAACGCCTATATCGTGCGCCACATTCAATATATAGTTTTTGGTGTTATTTTCGCTTGGCGGCGCATAGCGTGAAATAATGCCTTCGACCGTGTTTAGGCCCTTATTGGCATAATTCTGCAACAGCGAAGCGTTTGCAGCGGCTCCATGTTCCATCGTGTCGAATTTGGCAAATCGACCGTCCGACCCAACATAACCGGGCTGCGATTTGGCAAAGTCGCCATCCTGTATATTTCCGGGATTGAGGTTACGAATACCGCGAGGATCATTCGGGTTTGAAACCGCAGCCAAAGGCGACGCGCCAACGCCTGAGATCGGAGCCATCGCCAGACTATCAGCCGCCTGCTGATCAATTTTGCTCTTGATGTCGATTGCGAGTTCCGGCTTGCCCATCGCAATAGCCGACTGCATTGCGCCTTCGAAATCGCCAGATGTGTATTTTTTGCCAAAGTCAGACAAAAGCTCACGCTCTTGCTGCATCTGCTGATTTTTCAGATACGCATTGCCAAAGCTCTGGCCAAGGCCGGAAAGGCTATTGGCGAGGGAATTGACGCCTTCGTTCGACCAGCCGGTGAATGCAACCATTTATCGAGCCCTCATCCCATAGCCAGTCGCAAACCCTGACCCGACGCCGCCGAGCGCGCCAAGAATTCCGCCGACAAGCGCCGTTCGCCTGTTCTGCGCCGCGTTGTTCTGGGCATCCAAAGCCGCCGCGCCGCTCGTAAACGCCTCGTTCCCAAGCTGAACGCCACGAAGGCCAGCTTCAGCCGAATTGTTCGCCGCGCCAGTAATGACGTTCGCCTGATTTGTGCCGAAGCCCGTCGCAAGGCTACCGAGAGCCGTTCCCTGATTGCCGAAAATGTTCGCGATATTTCCCGCGTTGTTATTGGCGAGATTGGCGGAGTTCGTTCCGTAGCTGCCGTAAAGATTGGCGGTATTCGTGCCAAGGTTCGTAGCGAGATTTGCCGTGTTGTTCCCGTAATTATTGGCGACCGACCCAAGCGTATTAAAGCCGCTCTGCATATTGCCAGCGGCGTTCTGACCAGCCGCAGACACGCCAGAAAGACGGTTAAGCCAGCTACCATAATCATCGAGAGCTAATTTACCGACGGAATCACCGATGGCGGATAGCGCATTACCACCAACTCCGCCAAGCGCCGAGGCTCTGCGCGCTATCGTGTCAACCGCAGAATTAACGGCATTCTGATAGCCAGGGCTTGCCTTATAGGCAGCAACAGCCGCTTCGTTGCCGCCCGCGCCGCCGAGGCCAAGCGCGTTTCCATACATCGTATTAGCCGAAACGCCGGTATTATAGAACGGCTGGTTTACGTCGATCCCGCGATTGACCGCACCCGTCGCATCCGAGTATCCGCGATCCATCGCACCAAATGCCCGATCAAAGCCGCCACTCAGAGCCGACAGCGACCGATCAAGGCCCTGATCAAAGAAACCCTGCGCTGCCGTGCCGCCCTGATTGATGGCGTTGATAGCCGACGTGTTCGCGCCCGTAATGTCTCCGCGCGCCGTATTATAACCCTGTCCAAGAGCCGCCAGAGAGCGATCCTGACCGGCCATAATGGTAGATTGCGCGTCTCTCGCCGCAGCGTCTGCGTTCCGCGCGGCGATAGCGTTGGCGATAAGACTCATGTTCATGTCGATGACCTATGCTTGAAAGACGACGTAGGAAAATTCCCAGTCTTTATTTCCAACAGCCGTTCCAAATGTGTTGTAATCGACGCGGAGTGTGAGTTCTGTCGTTGATGCAGAGACCCAAACAACCGTTCCGATTGTTCCGCCTGTAACCGCTCTTATTGCCGAATAGCGTTGATACGCTCCTGCTGATAAATTATTTAAATGTCTGATTGCATAAAGTATTTGAGGCGGACTAGAAAATGTTTTCCCAAACGGAATCGTCATATATTTCCGGGTGACTATTTGCGTTCCCGACATTAACCTGTTTGAAATCTGAACTGAACTCCATGTTCCCGTATCTGTTCGAGCCGTTCCGCGCATAAATACGCCACTATATTTGCGCTGGTTGCTGTCGGCGGAATTAAAATCAACATTGAACGATGTCTGCGGAGCGGTTGATGTATTTACATCATAACCGTCTCTTGAAATCTTTATTTTATCCTTGGAGAGGATCACTCTATCTATGCCAGACGCAGAACCTGTTGGATACGTATCTGTTATGGGCTGATTGAAAACTGTATAATGAATTGTGGTCGCAAACTGATATGTGGACGGAGCCGCGTTTGCATTAAACTGATAAATTGTAAAACCACCTTGCTGGAACTGACCAGTATAATATGACTGATGCTGCCTCCAATATTGTAACGTCAGCCGATCACTTTTGACCAATACCGCAGGATATGGCTCGCCACCCTCTGTCGAGCTATATGTTACAAAGCAAGCCGGAATAAATCCGTAATCCACACCGAATAATATGTCGTATTCATAGCAAATCTGACCATCACTGGGCGTAGCCGGTGAAAATGATTGTTCGTATCCCTTCTCGTTCGATTTTGAAGCATTTTTTGTCAGAACCGGACCTGTAATGCTTCCTTTTAATAAAGGCTGTATATTAAACTTTGTCGTGTCGAGCAAAAGATCATCTTCAATCGAGCTTGCAGCGTCCACGCCCGGCTTTGATACCCACATACCATATTTTGAATTGATCGGATGCTTGCCAATGATGACCCGGCGCGGCATCAGAAAGCCACTAATTTATAAATAGTGTAATACACCTGAACCGACAAATTACTAAAAACCGTTATCATGTTGCTTTTCACATTAATCTGAAGCCTGTCGTTATCATCCTCCTCATATCCAAAATCATATAATTGAGACATATTCACCGTGCTTCCTACGATTCCATATGTTTCGGTCGGACGCACTATGCTATTTGTCGTTCCATACTGTTGCCAGTCCGAAGGCCAACCGGATGTCAGAACTTTCACTAATGACGAACTGTGAGGAATATAACCCAGATCAGCGAAATTTGCCGATGCTGTGGAATTATTGACCGATATTGTCCCGACCGCATGAATAGGCAACAGAGACTGCCAGTCAGAGCTAAATACAAGCCTTTCATTATTTACAGGGTTTGATGTCACATCATATCCGGGCTCAGATACCCGCATACCATAGCCGCCGTCAGGAAACTTCCCGATGAGAACGCGCTTTGTCATTAGTCAGAAATCGTGATTGTGCCGCCGTCTAGGTCAATTTTCATGACCGGCGTCACGCCGTCGGACGCCTTGGCAACGGACTGCGCGACGCCAACAATAAGTGTCGCGTCTACGATAAAGTTGCTTCTCGTTTCCCATTGCTGGGTTGACTGATTGTAGAATTTTCCGCCAGCCAGCTTGATTGATCCTGCTGGAACACCGTCAATCGACCCTTGGACTACCCATTGATAAGCTACACCCTCCGCAAGAGCCTTTGCTGTATCGGCAGTATTTTGAGCAGCAACTGCTTTGCCATCAGCAGTTCCAGCATTAGTGAACGCCTGATCAGCTTTTGATTGCGCCGCTACAGCTTTTCCGTCTGCCGTGCTTGCATTTGTATTTGCTTGATCGGCTAATGAATAAGCAGCGCTCGAACTTTGCGTAACGGTTGCAAGAGCGCCTATATAAACCGAATAAGCGCCATTCGTATTGAGTCGCCATGTGTCGTCTGTAGAAGATGAACTTGATGGAGCCCAAACCCAAGGCTCGAATTTCGGAGTGAGGGTAGCTAGATCAATCGCGGTATTATACCAAACGTCGCCGCGTTGCCTTGGATACCCTGGCTGGCCAGATGTATTGCCGGGCTGTGTTTCTTGAACATATACCCTAGCAGTTCCCGCACTGGCTGTTGTAACCAATCGTGCAATAGCGGAGTCCGAATTAACTCTCGCTATTTTTTCATCAGTTACAGAAGCAACAGTTGCTTTATTATTATCACCTATCGGAATCCATGTTGTTCCACTCCAGTAATATGGCGCATTATTATTTCCGGTATCAAACCAAAGATCACCTACTACCTTGCCTGATGGAGATGTGCTTTGCCGATAAACAGTTGGTATAGTATCAAACCGCGCATCACTTTTATCAACCCAATCTATCCCGTTCCAATAGTATTGTCGATTACCGTCATTTGTATCAAACCAAATGTCTCCGATATTTCTTCCCGTGCTGGTAGGCTCTGCGGAGTCCGATATAATCGCCGGAATTGTGCCAAGCCGCGTGTCGCTCGTATCCTCCCACGCCGTTCCTGTCCAATATCTGGCTCGATTATTTGCGTTTGTATCAAACCAAATGTCTCCGACAACGCTTCCAGACGGCTCGTCATCCTGACGGTAAACGGTCGGAATAAGATCAATCCGACCGTCGCTTACATCGTCCCAAGCCGATCCGTTCCATATATATTGGCGATTATTATCGTCAGTATCAAACCAGAGATCACCGATTACTCTGCCCGAACTAGACGGAGGGCTAATTTGGCTTATGATTGCCGGTATGTTTCCTAGACGGACATCACTTGTGTCAGCCCATGCGCTACCGGTCCAATAATACGCCTTGTTGCCGTCATCTGTATCAAACCAAACATCGCCTGTAACAGAGCCTGTAGGCTGGTTAGGCTGTCTGTATACCGATGTGATATAATCTATACGACCGTCGCTAACGTCGTCCCAAATAGACCCATTCCAGAAATACAGTCTGTTGTCGTCATCGCTATCAAACCACAAGTCTCCGACAACTCGCCCGGCTGAGCTTGGAGCGCTGGTCTGATTGAATAGCGCCGGTATATTATTCAGTCTGGTATCGCTTGTATCTACCCAAGAAGAACCATTCCAGTATTTGGATTTATTATTGTTAGCAGTATCAAACCAAATGTCGCCAACAACCGATCCTGCTGGCTGTATTGATTGCCGATAAACTTTAGTGATAGTTCCAAACCGACTATCGCTACTGTTCGTCCAGGACGAGCCGTTCCACACATATTGCTTGTTGCCGTCGTCGGAGTCGATCCAAACGTCGCCATTAAAAAAGGATGAATTCGCGGGAGCGGTTGGCTGCGAGGATTGATAATAGACCCGTTTCTGATTTGCCGTAACGCTAAGCGTCGTGACATCTCTAACTAGGCCGGTCGTTTCATCGCCGATTTTGTTATTCAGAACCGTTACGTCACGAACAAGACCGGATGTGCTATTACCGACTGTTGCAGTTAGTGTCGATACATCACGAACCAAGCCGGACGAATTGTCTCCAACCTTCGTTGAAAGCGTTGAAACGTCACGGACGAGGCCAGTATTTACGTTTCCGACCGTGCTGTTCAGGCTGTTAACCTGTTGGACAAGACCGCTTGTATTGTTGCCGACCGTTGAAACCAGAACATTGGTCGTCTGAACGAGACCGGAGCTTGCGTCTCCGATTGTGACATTCAGGTCGTTGACCTGCTTTACGAGCCCGGTCGTATTGTCTCCGACCGTTGTTACAAGCGCCGAAATGCTGTTCTCAAACGACGCGATTGCACCGAATTTATATGTCCCGTTGGTGTTGTCTCGCCAGCCGAACGAGCCGGTTCCGTTTACCTGCGCCCAGACGTATGGCTTGTAACCGTCGTTGGTGTCGTACCAGACATCGCCCGGCTGCCGGACGCCTGACGGTTCGTTGTCCTCCGTGTAAACCCGCGACATCGAGGCAATGCCGCGCGTTACACTGCGAACAAGAGCCTTGTCAGTGTCTCGCAGAGCCGTCACGTCATTCGACAAGACAGCGATCTGCCCGATCTTGTATGTGCCGTCGCTATTGTCAGCCCATGCCGAGCCGGTCCAGTAATACGGCTTATATGCGGTCGGCGTAGAGTCTGTCTCAAACCAAACATCGCCGACAAGTCTGCCAAACGATGACGGCGCATCGTCCTGAACATATACGCGGGATGCGCCAACAGAGACAGTCGTTATTCTCGATGCAAGCGCATTGTCTCGCGATGATCTTGCTGTCGTCTCATCGCTTACAGCGGCGGTCAGATCATCGAAATCGGCAACAACATTGTCGATCCTGACGCCTAATGCGTCATCGGCGTCAATTCTGGCCTGCGCTTCCTGATCAATAATAACCGCAGCGTTATTGCCAGTGGTCAGAACGAGGTTGTCAATTCTTGTTCCGAGCGCGGTGTCAGCCGTAGCCCTAACAAGTGACTCTGAAGTTATCGACGCCTCTGTGTCATCAACTCTGGCGTTGATTAACGTAAGCTCGCCAGCAACCGCTGTTTGCTCATCGGCAAAAGCGCCCTGCAAAACAATCAGTTCTGCTGACGCATTATCTACCTCGGACTGAATGTTTGTTACGACTTCAGCAATATCCAGAAAATCTTGCCGCGCATCGGCGAGATCGGCGTCGATACTGGTTATCTGGTTTTGCAGGCTGGTTTGAACGGTAGCCAATGCCGCCGCATTTTCAGCCTGCTTCTCGCTGAAATTTTTCTGCAAACGGACATCATAGTCCATTTGCGCCTTTGACGGTCGGCCCTCTTTGTCAACCCGCGCGATATGCGGCGGCGGAGGCAGGATTTCCTGATCCGCGCTCACGCCGGACCTCGCAACTGGAACTCACAGCGACCGCCACGGAATGTCTTGTATACCGGGCTCGTCGTCATAAGGCGGAACTTCATGCCGCTGCGGCTGGCGAGCCCGACGCGGTTAACCCGCACGCTCTCCACATAGCGGCCAGTTTGGCCAAGCGACGATGCGATGTATTCGTTGCTCCAGACGCCGCCGCCGTCCGTAGACCAAGAGATCGAAATTTCCGGGTCCGACGTATCGAAAGGCCCGTTAAGCGGCGCGTTGCCGGTAGACCAGTCGAAAAAGGCAGCCGAGACAAAAACACGCGACGGGAAGTCCTTTACAGGCCCGGACTCAATCGTCATCGAAATCGACGTTGTGTCGTCCTTGCTCGACGCCTTGTCGATATACAGCAGCCGCTCGCTATCCTTGCGGGAAATGAGCCATTTGTCGCCGAAATAGACGCTCGACTCGCCAAGCCATCGTTTCAAGCCAGCGGTGCGGCGCTCATGCCAAAAGCCGGTCGCGCAGTTATATTCCCACGTCCATGTTTCGGACGATAGAGACCAGATCGGGTTGCCCTCGGCCACATAGACAAAGGCACGGATCGTTGACTTGTCGAATACGTTGGCAATCGCGCGCTCTACGTCCTTGTTCGACACAACAACCGGATCGTAGCCTTTGAGCCTGCGAACCGTGCAATCCGTCGCGACAAAAAGCTGATCGTCCGGCCAGCCGCTTTCGTTGCCAGCGACCGCCCACGCGCCCAAAAGGCCGACCGGGATAACCGCAACCCGCTGAAGCGGGAAAGGCGACGCACCGACGTTCTGAAACACCTCAATCGAGTTCGGCCCAAAGGCAAAGAACTGGTTTCCGTGAACCGTCCCGCGCGTAAGCCCGTCCGGGTTCGACTCCGCCGTCGCAAAGCTCAAAGCCTCGACAGCCGTATCATTTAGCTCGGACGCGTAAACCTTGCCGTCTTGCGTCGTGTAAAGGAAAAATCCGTCGAGGCTGCTGACACTGTTTACTGCCGGAAGGTTCGGCGCGCTCAAATCCTCAACAACGCCATTGTCAACGGTATAGACGCCAAGATCGGTGACGATAATCATGTCCCGCGTCGGAGACTTGTTATTCGTCGCAATCGTGACCGGCTCACTACCGGGAAGATCGCCAGCAAGTGCGGTCGTATAGGTCAGTTCCTGAACGAACCCGCCTTTCGAGATCGTAAAGACCTTTTCGTCCTGAACCACAAAAAGCTGCGTTCCGTTGACGAACATTCCTCTCGTATTCTTTACCGGCGTTGTGCCGGAAAGGATCGTAGAAAACAGCGAGAGGCCCGGAACAGGCCGCCATGTCCTGACGCCGCCGTCAAGCTCGCAAAATGCGTTGACCAGCCTTCCCTGCCCTTCTCCGGGCTTCTGGCCGGGATTGGACGATGGCGGGAAGGGTATATCGGCCTGCGGCATTAGTAGTATTCCGCCGCCTGTTGGTGGCCATAGGCAGGCGAGGAAGCGATCAACCGGAGACGCCGAATAGCCGACTCTCTTGCGACCGGATCGTAAGGTGCGCCAAAGTCAGCCGAAATTTCAATCGCCAGCAAGAGCGCCAGCGGATTGAAAAAATAGTCCGGTATTTCTTCCTCGTCGTCCAAGGTTGGATGAACCGAAACCATGCAAACGTCAGTCGCGGCAAGCTCATCGAGCATTGGCCTGAAAGCCTGACTTGCGACCGACAAATCCTCGGCAGAATACGGCTGGCCCGCGCCAACAGCGCCAACATACATTAACGCCTTCTGGCAAACGTCCCGGACCGTTTTCATCGATCAAATTCCCAAAATGGGAAGGCGGGAGACTTGCTCCCGCCCTCTTTATCGTTACGCGAGGCCAGCGGTCGCGAAATAGCCCGTCACGACGCCGTGATCCTTGTAATCGTCGGTGTCGTTCGTGCCGGAGCCGAAGCGCAGCTTCTCGATGCCGTAAATCGCCGACACCTCAACGCCGTGCTTGTCGCCGTAATCGAACTCCTCGGTCGTCGTGCGCCAGCGGCGGGCGTAAGCCGTGCCGACAGCCTGCGCGCCGCAGAGGAACGCGCCGACAACCTTGGCCGACGAAGCGCCAACCGTGCCGAAGTCCCAAGCCGTCACAGCCTGCTCGACCTGCTTGATGATGACGCCATCCCAATAGAGATCGCCGCCCTCAAACAGACGCTCGTTCTCCATCTGAAGCATGACTTCACGCTGGGCCGTCGTGATCGTCGTGTCAGCCTTAAGGTCGTTAAACGCAAAAGGATGAGCATACATGATGTAGTAACGACGACCCTTGTTCGAGGTCGAACGAATCGGACGGATCAGCGGGTTAGCAATCGTCTCCGCGATGGACTTCATCTTGGAAACAGCCGCCGCATTGAGCTTGTCCGCCGTCGTGTCGCAGTTCGCCAGCGAGGCCGAGTGATCGTTGGCCGAGTTGTTCGAACGCAGAGCGCCAAACAGAACACGGTCAGCGTTATCGACAAGCCAAGCGTCCTTGTTCGCTTCCGACACCGAGCCATAGGCCGTGCCGTTGATCGACGCCAAAGCCCGGACGATCAGGTCTTCAGTGTCTTTCATCGACCAGTCCATAAGAACCGGGCGGGCAGCCGAGCGCAGCGAGATCGCCGAATACTGTTCATCGATCTCAGCAACGCGGACGGCGTTACGACGCTTGTTGACCGTGACCGGGAACGAACGCGAGGACATATCCTCTTCGTTGCCTTCCATGGTCGAACGGCCAGTGACCGCCGCATTGGTCAGCTTGTTGACGAGCGCAAAATTAACGCGGTCGCCAGGCTTCTTGGTGAGGTTTTCCTTGACCTGAACAATGGCGTTTTCGCCAGTGCCCATGGACTCGGAAAAGCGGTTATCCGTAAGATATTCACGGAAGAACTGGTCGTCCCACTGTTCTACAGTAAGGCCCGACGCAACCTGCGTATCAGCCATTTTGAATTCCTTTCATCAACCGGCTTTTCGGGCTCGGTCGAAGATGTCGTTGATTGGTGCGGGACCGGACCAATTCGGCCCGCTGCGAGCGCCGACGTTGCGCGCCGCTGCGAAATTGCTCGGCAGGTTCAGACTCGGAGCGGACGGAGCCGCCGGAGCCTGCTGCTGCAATTCGGCAAGCAATTCGGCTTTGAGTTTTTCGCGATAGGCAGCCGGATCGGAGCCGATCTCGGCGAGAGCCTGCTGCTTTCTGTGCCAGTCAACCAACGCGCCATACGGGTGCGGCGACGACATGATGCGGTCGTAGTCAGGCTTCACGCCGTAAGGATCGGAAGCCATCCGGGAACGCATTTCCGAAAACGCCGCGTCAACAATTTCCTGACCATGCTTGTCCACGGCCTGAAGCATTGAGAATTCTTCCCGCTGCTTCTGGAGTAGACTTTTGATCGGAGCCACTTCCTGCTGAACGCGATAATCAATCGCGGTCTCAGGAGCTTCCCAAAAATCGGGAACCTGCGGCTTTGGCTGTTGCGCCTGCTGTTGGGCGAGCAACCATTGCTGCAACTGGCTGAACTGTTGCCGCTGTTCCGCAAGTTCTTTCTCAACCTGCGCGAGATGTTCCGTATATTTCCGGCTCTTCTGTCTTTCGGCCTGAAGCGCGGCTACAGGGACCATCTTTTGCTCGTCGGTTGCTTCCTCAGACTGCGGCGTTTCGGCCACGGTCTGATTGGCTTCCGGCTGTTGAGCTTCTGCCTGCGGTGTTTCTGGAGCGGGCGGAGACACAGGTTCTCCACCCGATGACAAGATGTCATCGAGGTCTGACATGCACTGATCCTGTTTACGTGAAGGTCACGAGCCGCCCGATGTCCCGGCGACGGACGCAAGTTAGTGAGGCTTGCGAACCTCTATCGCCCGTGTAGCCCGGCGACGGCTCTTCCTTGGCTCAGAAGCCTTGCGGCTGAGCGGAAATCTGCGGAGGCGAGACCTGCTTGAAGCGGTCGTTGATCACCTTCTCCGGCGCTAATTGCGCCTCCATAAGCGTCTTTTGCGTCTGCGCCTCTTTCAGCGCGCCGCTGGCGTTCGTATTGTAAATGTCGGCCTGCGCCTTGGCGGCCTGTAGCTGCATCGCCATCTGCTGCGCCTGCATGGCCACCGGGTCTTGCGGCGGCTGTTTGGCCTGATCCATAGCCGCCAAAACCTGATCCTTGTTTTTCAGGTTAGGCATAGCGGCGACAATCGCGCGGAAAGGCATCTCGCCCATCGCGTCCATTTTCTTGAGTTCGACAAGGCTCTGGAACTGTTCAAGCTGCGGCGTAATGCCGTCCGGCGCGTCGTCGATGATAATATCAACGTCAAGCTGGGCGATATTGCCAACAATACCCGCAATCCGCTCGCCCATTTCCGGGTTCTGCATGGCAAGCATTTGCGCCTGCATCGGATCGATATTCAGGCCGAGCCATTTGATATTGCGTTCGTCGTCGGTAATGCGGACCCACTTCTCGGCGGTCCAGAACTGACGAATGCGGTTCCAAATGGCGCGGAAAACGCGGATGTCCATATCCCGCAAGGCGTCCATAATCGGCGCTATTTCCATCGCGCCGCCCTGCTGGCTTGCGATGATCGCCTTGCCAGAGGCCGCTGACTGCGCCGCATTGCCCTGTAGAGCAATGTTGCCAGCCATCATGTCGATCTCGTTCTTGGCCTCCTGCAACAGGCTCATGTGGCTTGTTGCGAGATCAAGACGCGTCTGAATATTGATCTTGTCGGAATAGCCGGGCGAAATCTCAACCCAGCCATCGGGCCGGGCCATCTCGCGGCGAGCCTTTTCAACGTCGCGAACCGCGCCCTGCTCCGCGATCACCTGATTGGTGTTCAGAAGATGCAGAGCCTTCGAGCGACGCTTGTTGATCTCATCCTGCGGGCCGATCATCTCCCGGACGATGCCGTAGCGGTCATTGTCCCGGTTGACGTAAGCCGAGCCAAAGATCAGTTCGCAATCCGACTCGCCCTTGTCATCGACGTAAGGCGACGGGCCAGCCTTTAGAATTCCGCCCTTGGTAAACTCGGCGTAGAAAAACTGATCCTGCCGCTTGATCCAGATTTGGCATATACGGACGCGCTTGCGCTTGTTGTCGGCCCATATCCGGTATTTAGGCTTGTCGTCATAGGTGTCGCTGTTGGCGCTATCCGATAGCGTCCACGACAGCATGTCTTTTGCGTCGGGATACTGCGCCGCCGCCTCGTCGTAATCGACCCAGCGAACAAGACCCAGATACGCCGCATCCGAGAAGTCGGGCGCGGAGGAATGCGGATCATAGAACATCCGATCCCACGGGATCGAGGTGATCTCAATTGAGACTTCGCCGTTCGGCTGCGGCTTCACGCCGACCGAATAACCGCCCATACCCTCAATCAGAAGGTTTTCCCAAACGCGGCTGCGCTTGTGGTCGAACCGCTGATCCTCGGCCACATAGCGCAACGCCTGCTCGCAGCCGTCTGCGTCGTTCTCATGGGCTGGAGTGCGCGGCAAGGCGCGAGGATTAACCCGCTGGCTCTGCTCGTAGCCTTTGAGAAAATCGACCTTGCGCTTGATGCGGTTGATGACGATTGGCGGCTGCTTGCGCTTTTTGAACGCGGCGATTTCTTCGGCTGTATATTGTATGCCGTCTACATAATCGCGGTCGCGCTCGGCATTCAGGCGCGCGTCGTAGCTCGCGTCCTCGCTTGCCTCAAACATTTCAACGAGACGGGATACGTCGAGCGTGTCTTCAGCCATTAAACGGCTTTCCAGTCGTAATCTTCGCCATCATCGAAATCTCGTTTTCTGTCCCACCTGTCTCTTGCAGGCGCGACATTCTGCTTCGGCTTTACGCCAGCAAGCATCTGATCCAAAAGCTGGCCGACAAGGCCGAGCGCATCAACCTGATCGTCGTGAACGCCAGCCGGGAACCGCAGAAGCTCCGACTCAAAGTCTGCCCGCCACGGCGCGTCTTTCGGTATCCGTAAGCCTCGCATCGCTATCCGGCCACGGATCGACTGAGCGCGAACCGCCTTGTCGCCGCGCGTCGGGAATTGCTCACGGACGCAGTAGGCTTGCTTCTCATGCGCCCGGCGTTCAAGAAACGGCCCGACGCCGGACTTGATCTGCCCGGTTTCCTCCGCCCACGCCATCGGCTTCCATTTGCGAACGAGATCGCACCAAGCCTCAACCCATTC